TCATACTCCACCACCGGTGGACAAACCCCGACCACCCGCTCAGAACTCACCGTCGCGCAGGCGCTTAGCAAGCTCGTCACGATTACGAGGGCGGCGAGTCGTGGCCTCGAGCATTCGGCGCTGGATTTCATTGGCTTTCTCCGTATTTTCAATGCGTTCCGCCAGCCGTCCGGCACGCTCGCCGGAGCGGCGCAGGGACAGGAGGATCAGCGATATTGTGAGGGCGATGGCAGCCCATTTTCCGACAGCCAGGGCAAACCGGCTGCCGGTGAACCAAGCGATGAACGCGCCCATCAACGCCGAGCCTTTCGCCAGTCATCCCAGCGGGCATAGATGGTGGTTCCGATGCCAACCAGCACCACGGCGATGAACAGCCAGCGGATTGTGTCGAGATAAGGGATCAGCGGCTGGAGGGCGGATTGGGTTTCTGCCACGGCCTGCTGCACCACCTCGACGCTCGCCGCACCGATTGTGGCCACACCCACTGCGCCGCCGCCTTTCATGTCAAACAACTCCTCTTCTCCACTCATCTAGTGCCGCATTCCCACCCTGCCCATGCTCCAATTCCGTTTCATCCGCCGCCACCCTTGGGCTATCAGGCCGCAACGCCCGAATGGCTTCGGTGCTTTGCACGATCTCCCGCACTTGCTGCACCGGGGGCGCTTTTACTGCGCGCATGTAATTCAATTCACGCGCCCCGAAATAAAACGACACCACAGCCCCGAGCAACCACCAAAGCGGATCAGGGATAGCCGAAAGCCCCACCATGCGTTCCGCAAAGCCCACAGGGTCACGCATGGCAAAGCTGAATAGCCAAATAGTGCCAAAGGCCATTGCCGGGCGTGGAAGACGGTTTAGCCCGTCCACAAGCGCGTTGAACCAGCCTTTGCGCTCGGGTGCCGCAAACTCGGCGGCAAACTGGCCTTGCGCACTCACCGCATAATCCGCCGCCCGCTGCGCACTGGCTTCTGCATTGGGCCGGAACACCTCGGCGGTTTCGGCTACTACGTTGCGACCCGAGCCAAACAAGCCGCCAAAAATGGTTTGCACTATGCCCATGCCCGCACCCTCGCTTTGTGTTCGCCATCGCTCAAATGAAAGCGCAGTGAAATAAATTCTTCGGCGCGGGTAATCCAGCCACCCTTGCCGCCATCGCGGCGGCACGCGAATTTGCGTAGTGTCGGGCGACCATCGGCCAAACTATAATAATAGTTGCGGCGCGCGATACCGTAGGCATCGACGAAATGTTCGCTGGCCTTGTCCATTGCCCGCTTAACCGCCGCCGCCGTGTTTGGCCCAAGCGCCCCATCCACTGCCACAGGTTCGCCAAACTCCCCCAAAAGGCGTTGTAGGATTTTCACAGCATTGCCGCCCGCATTCACATACATATCAAAAACCGATGGTTGCAGCGTTTCGGGTAGCAGGTTAATGCGCGGGCGCGCATAGAAATCGCGCATATACAATTCAGCGGCCCGCGCGGCGGTCATTTTGCGCACGTCCGCAATATCAACATCACCATCACCATCAAGATCAATGCCAAGCCGCCTCATGGTGCCGATCGTTACCCCGTAATTGGTGGCTCCGCCCGGGTCATCCGGGTCATTCACAAAGCCACCTTCGCGCGCAACAATGGCGCGCGCAATTTCTTGCACGGTTTGCATTTCAGTATTCCCTCTTTTCAGATTGTCAGTTTAGAGCGCCCAAGCCGCCACCGGGCACGCTACTTTTTTGCAAATTGCTTTTGCATTATATCGACAACAATTTTTCGAATTGCCGTTATTTCCACCCCGAGCGCCAGCAATAACAGCACCCCGAGAAACCACGTCGGCGGCTCTTTTTCCCAAAGGCCGAGCATATCCACCAGCACCACCCCGACCAAAACCAGGCCGGCGGCGAGGCGGGCGAAATTGTCAAGCCGGTTTGGCGGCGGGCAGATCGGCGGCTCGCCTTCCTGATCGTCTTCAGACATTGTGCAGCCCCCGCAAAATTGCGATCATCAGCAACGCCAGCGCGCCGAGCCAGAAAGCCGAGGCCGAAAGCACCGACACCGACAATAAAGTGAGCGCGACTTGCGCAACCGCATGTTCAATCGTATTTTCGCGGGCCGCGCGGCGGATCGTGCGTTTAAGGTTCATTTATTTGGCTTTCTGTTTTGGCTTTTGTGATTTTACCCGCAAGCGCGGGCGGGCCGCTTAGGCGTTTAATTCATCAAGCGCGGCATCAAGGGAATCTTTATTCGTGGTGGAAAGCGCGGCGGTGGCGTCAAATATCACCAATTCGGTGAAATCCATCAGCATCGGCGTGCCGAGCATTACCGAGGATCCGCCCAGATATAAGTGCCGCCCGGTGCTATAGGTAATGGGGCTGGAAAAATTATAGGTTAAACTGTCCACCCCGTTCATATAGCCCTTTGCGGGCGTGGTGAAACAATCATGCACAACCCTGCTCAAAACATTCTGAACATCGGCAGAATGAATTGACCAATCAGTATTTGACCAATCCAAAGGCCCGCCTCCATTTATACGGCAATGCAAATCCGGCCCCTCTTGCCAAACCCCAATCTCCATATAGGCGGAAGGGGAATCAACCCCCCATATAAGATCAAGTCCAGAATTATCGCGGCGAATAATGCCAAGACTCCACACGGTATTCCCGAGCTTCCAAGCCGGATTTACATCGGTGGCCGATGGTGCAACAAACCCCCCTAGCCGCTTAAACACCACCCGCCAAGAGGTGAACAGCACATCATCGCCCGAAACTTCCGGTGCAGTTGCCAGCGAAATCGTCAAATCCTCGCTGCCGAACTGGTCATAAATTGTTGTTACGCGCGCATCGGCACCATAGGGCACCGCGCCGGAAAGCGCGCCGTTGGCATCAAAATAAACATCCGTGATATTTGCGGCGTTAGTGAAATCGGTGATCTCTATCGCCGGGCCGGAATATACCGGATTCCGCCTGACCGTCGCCCATCCTGCAACGGGTGTCAGGTCAGTGAGACCTGAGTAACTGGTGTAAGTGACCGGTGGCGGTGGTGCACCATAGCTGAAATTTCCCGCATTTCCTGAAATCAAAAGCATTAGACGTTTCCGATCATGGTGGCGTTTATATCGACAATCGTGGCATCGACGGATGAAGGAGCCACAAACGTGATCAAAGAACCCGCGGCGATGACCAGTTCCAATCCGCCGGTGGTGGCGAAGGTGAAGCTGCCATCGGTGGCGATCGAGATGGTGCCGATGGATATGCCATCGTCCTGCACGTCAATCGCGAAGGCAGCGGTCGGGTTCGCGCCGACATGGCCCGCCGATCCGGTAAAATCCGCCGGGCATGTCGTTTCACGCGGCAGTGAAAGCCGCCCCATGACTTCGGAACTGGTTGGTGTGCCACCAAAGGCAATGCCAAAGTCATAGGCCCCACCCGATGCCGAGACGACCACCCACACCCCATCCTGGCGCGCATAAGCAGTGCCATCCACCGGCGCTTCTTTGATTAGGGCGCTCCAGCCCGCGTCATATTTGATATGCCCGCTGGTGCTTTCCACATAGGCCACCCAGCCGGTTTTGGGAATTATCCGTACCCACGCGCCGTTAATATAGGCGGCAATGCTATCTTCCCAACCAAGCCAGGCGCCGGTGGCAGTGGCAGCCACAATGTAGCAATCCCCGGCCGCAGGTGATCCGGGCGGAGTATCGAGCGCATTGGAAATCACCGAGAGCTGGGCAATGGCATCGAGCAGGTGCAGTGCCTCGTTATGCGTCACATGGGGCTGTTCTTGCGAGGCGGCCCATTCCGGTAGATTGAGATTGGCGGTGGTCATGAAACGGCTCCTGAATAGGTGCCAGCGATTCCACGGCCGAACTGGGCCGAGAGCTGGTAGACGTTGAAGGTGAGGTTACTTTGCGCGCTGCCAAAATCGGTGATCTGGTTGGCTTCGGTATAGGTGACGGCCGTTGTCGAGCTGGTAGCCGTGCGCACCACGCTGGCGCCATCCATGATGTCGATCTCGTAGGCTTCACTATCCTCGCCAAGCGGCACAGTGGCTTGGTTCCACGCGCCATAGCCGATGCGCGAGCGCCGCATCCAGGAAATATCAATGTCAGCACTGGCGGCAGCGGCTTTCAGATGCACCGGCGCATAGGGGCGGCGGGCTTTGGCTTTATAGGTAAATTCGGTTTCGCTGAACAGCGCATCGGATACGGCGGCGCTCGCCGGTCCAACACGCCAGCTGCGCGGCAGACCGACGCTGGAGCTTGGCAGGTTGGTTTGCACCACACCGGCATCGAGCAGCACAAAGCGGGCACCGGAAGGCAGCGGATCACCGATGGCGTGTTCAGAGCCGCGCTGGCCGCGCAAGAGCCGTGTCAGCCGGTATTTGCGGGTGCCGGTGATCTCGACATTGGCAAATTGCAGGATTTCCCATTCGCCGGAGGGCTGTTGAAGCGCCATGGCATTGGCCCCGTTGAGCACGCTTAAATCGCTCGCTGCTGCCAGTTCTCCGGCGTTGAGTTTTACGTCAAGCGCGCTGGCATTGTCCCATGTCCAAACCGGCCCTTTAGGCAGGCTGGCGGTGGTGACGCCTGTGATGGCGGGCAGGGAAATCACCTGATCGAGCGTATAATCATCGGCTGCAGGGCTGCGATAGAGAGCGATGCCATTGCCGATCGGCCTCATATAGGCGGCAAAGTATCCTGCATCCGGGTTTTGACCCTCAAGCAAAAGTGGCAGGTCCATGAAAAACGGTATTGGCGTGGCCTGTGCCGAGCCACGTGCACCAGCCTTTGAGCTGCCCACCGGATATTTGGCGCGGCGCGGAAAGCGGGGTGGATTATAAATTCGCGGATCATAACGTGAGAGCGTAGCGGTGCGTGCCAGCCCGTCTGTGATCGAGATCACTCGCCAGAATCCGCGCAGACTGCCCAGAGTAATCACGTCACCGGCCTCTGCCTTCAGGAGCGACGGCGGCAGCGCGGTTTCCATGGTTTCCCGCCCCATCCAGATTTCGCCAAGGGCGATGTCGGCCAGCGCGCGGGCGCGGGATGCCCCCATCACAACCGGCAAGCCGATGGTCTGGGTGCGGTCCGAGGCGGTCACGCCGTGCAGGGCTTTAGCGATGGCGCTTTGATCATCGGTGGAAATCTCGCCATAGGTCATTTCTATACTGGCTGGCAGGTCGGTTTCCTGCGCGCGGGTGATCTGCCACGGCTCGCCATCGCCCTGAACAAGCTGGCCTTCATTCACGACGATGCGCGCGCCGCCACGGCTCTGAAAACGCAGCGCGCCCGGGGTTTCCACCACATCGAACAGCAAGGCGGGCTGGATGCTCTCGATCACCGAGCGACCGGAATTGCCGCCCTGCGCGGTAATGCCGTCAACCGCCGCGCCGAGGCCCTGGATAACATAGGCGGTGAAACCATAGTCTTCGCAAATCGTTTTGAGGGTGCCGGTTGCATCGGCACTGCCAAGACGGCCGGTCAGCCACGCGCCGTATTCATGGTTGTCCGCATCGGCCCAGTAGCGGCCATCCATCGGGAAGGTGCTGGCAGGTCGTGCATCCCACCAGCCAAGCGTCATAGCATCAAGATCAACCATTCCGTTGCCATAGCCGATCGAGACTGGATTGTTCGCCGGTTCAGACCAATAGGCGCGCACCGCGTCAAGCACCGCCCGCTGGATCGCATCATCTCGCGCACCGCTCGAATAGTAGACGCGCTTGTGGTCCTTCGAGGCTGGATCATAGCGCGCCGCCGGTTCATTGCTGCCCTTGTCGATGGCGGGGCAAAGCAGCGAGGTGAAGCGGATCGGTTTGACTTCCGCTGTCCAGGGCGTGGCTGTGCCATGTTCCACCCCGTCAGCGGTGCGGGCATAGTGGCTGCGGTTCCACCAGTTCAGAAGATCCTTTTGCCGCCACACCCACGGCTTTCCCGGACCAACATCGGCAATCGGTGTGCGCGACTGGCTATCGCGCGCGGCTTGATCCGCATAGGTCCAGTCATAGAGCTCGCCACCGGCGACACCTGCCGCCAGATAAGCAGGGTCGTAGATGCTGGCTATACCGGCCGCTGCGTCCAAGTGATTATAGCCGTCGCGCCAGTCTGTCAGCGGGAAGCTGGCATTGAGACCGACAAAGTCAATATCGGAGTTGCCCCAAAGCGTGTCGAGCGGATAGCCGATGCGGCCCGCGCTGAGCTGTAGTGGCGCGAATTCCACAGGATCGGCCGCATAGCCGATATTCACCGCCACGCCGAGAATACCACGCACCTCGGTGAGCAGATCAAGCAGGGCCACGGTGGTCAGATAATCGGGCTGCACTTCGGGGTTGTCGCTGGCGCGCAAGCGCGTCATGCCTGACATACCGTCCCCCAGCAAAAAGCTGGTGATGGTGCCCGGTGCCTCGGCGTTAATCGCAGCAGCAAGCTGGGCATAATGGAGAATAAAGCGGCGATACCCCCATTCATCCGGACCCGAGTAATTGGTGCTGCTTGATTCGGCCAAGCTGGCCAGCGAGAGGGAAATATCACTGGCAACGGCCGTGCCAAAAAAGGTATCGACCTGCGCGGCTAGTTCCAGCGCATTATTGCCCGCATCAGGGGTGCCAGCCGCATCCCATGCAGGATCACAACTAAGATGTTTCAAAGAGGGCTTGTAGTTCGGGTTGGAAACCCCGAATCCGCCGCCGGTGCTAATGATAAAACGGGCCAGTTCCGGCACCCACGTCGCTACACGGCCTGTGGGTGTGCCGACGCCTGCATCAATACTTCTGAAATTGCTGCCATCATCGGTAAACTTGATCTGCTCGCCCGAATTCCCTGTCGCAAGAATCCCGCCCGCACCAGCGACCACACTGGTAGAAGCAGAAAACCCCACGCTCTGGCCGCTGTGAACCCAGTCTATGCCATCACTGCTCACATAAATATGACGGTTGGCGATAAACTGGCCGATGCTGGCAAACAAGCCGAGTTCTTCAGACCATGCCAGTCCACCCTGGAAGCTACCCGTGCCACCAAGATTCGCCACGTATTCATTCCAGTTTTTGCCATCGCTACTTTGCATCATCGTCTTGGAGGCGGAATCAAGCGCCACAAACTTCTGGAGTTTTGGCGCGTATTTTAGGCAAAACCAGCTGCGCGCCGGCGCTGTTCCAGCTGTCCAGCTCACCCCGTCACTGGACCACATGGCGTGCGGGGCAGCTGTGCCAACCACAACAAAGAGGCCAAGGTCATCAACCCATTCAACCGCGCGCCAGCTACCGGCAATGGTTGAGGCTTCAGTCCAGACCACACCATCCGGGCTGGTCGCGATGGTGGTGCCGCTGGCGTCATCGCCGACAGCCACAAAACGGGATGTGCTGGCCGACCAGCACACTGATTTCCAGTTGCGCACGGCGATGGGATGGCTCGCCCAAGAGATACCGTCTCGCGAAGTGCCGCCACTACCAGCTGCATCAAGCCCTGTGAACAGGCGCAATTCAGGCGACCACGCGATGACATAATCATCGGCAGCAACAATGGTCCAGAAGCGCTCGGCACCCGGATCAAGTGTCAACTTGGGGCTGAGCGTCACGCCGATTCCCTGATCACCCATCTCGATTGCCGCGCGCGCGAGTGCCGCGTCATCCGTGGTGCCGCCAAACAGGGGCTGGTCAAACAGGCGGGTGATGGTGGCGGCATCGTCGCGGACTAGGGTATGGCAGCCCCAGCTCACCGTGTTTGCCTTGTCACGCACAGCCGGTCTGATGTCGGTTTGTCCGCAGCGGGTATCATTGGCAAACCATTGCGGATGAAGCGTTGCGCGGCCAAGGTTCGGGGCAATCGCTTTCAGCTCATCCAGACTGGCCAGAAAATCGGTTTCGGCGGTGAGCACATGGCGGTTTTCAGGCAGGGCTTCGCCCTCTTCATTCTGGGTTTGCTCTAGCGTATCAAACCCGAATTCACCCGCATCCGGGTGGAAAGCAATTGAGGTGATGCCGGGTTCCAGTTCACCAACGGAGCGGTAGACTTCGGCTGTGATTTGGGGCTGCTGCCCGAACTCATCCACCGGCAAGCGCTCGAACACGATATAGGCGGTACCGCGAAACGCGGGTGCATGGGCGCTGCCCTCTTTGGCGACAATCAGCTCGTCGGGCATCTGGGTCTCGTCGCCGAAGTATTTACGGATCACATATTTTTCCTGATCAATTTCTTTGCCCGCTGCCCACAGCCGACCAATCCGTGTCACCGGCCCTTCACAAAGCGCCACCGCGAAGTTCATGAAGTAGCTGTATTCGGTGTTGATATTTTTAGGGCCGCCCTTGCCTCCGCTTTTACGCTCAATGACTTCTTCCTCAAAGCGCGTGGACCAGATGATATTCCCCGACATCCGCGAGCGGCCCCACAGCCGGTTCATCGGCGACCCTTCGCCCGCCGCCGTAATTTCCTGCGTTTTGAGCCTCGGGCCTTCGGTGCGGGTGGGCGGCGTGAACAGGCCGTTTATGTAATTGCCAGCCACGGCACCAATTGCACCTCCAATCGACGCTGCCAGGGCACCCCCTGCCGCTGCACCGATTGCATTGCCGAGAGGAATGAGAAGTAACTGTGCCATTAATCCTACCTCACCAACGGAAATTCAAAGGCGCTATCTAGCTTGCGCCGCCAGAAATTGGACACCGGCACTTCAAGGGCTCCACGGCCGTGATAGGCGTGCACCATCGTTGTGGGGGTGGTGAGAATGCCGAGATGGGTCACCGGCTGGTTGGGCCGGTAGCGAAAAGCGAGCACGCAACCGAGATCAAGCCCATTGGTGAAATCGAGATGCCGATGCAGTGCGTCGAGCAAAATATCTTCGCCGCCGCGCTTCCAACTGGAACTGTAATTCGGCACCGGTTCTGTTTCCTCGCCACATACATCGCGCCAGACGCCGCGTATCAAACCGAGACAATCCACACCCGCGCGCCTCACAGATTGCTGATGATGATAAGGCGTGCCAATCCAAGAGCGAGCAGCCGCGACCACACGGGCGTTAAAAGCATCGCGCATCATTCGTCACCTCCGTTGATCCCGCCAAAGTATCCGCCGTTGGTCGGATATGGGTTGGAGAGTGGCGCTTGGTTATCTATGCCCTCGACACTGTCGCGATCATCGGGCTCTCTAAACAAGGAACCGCCATCGTTGCCATATTCATCATCAGGGTCGATCGCCGCCATGGCGCGGTCATTGCCCGGAATGAGATTGAACCCGCGAAAGTTCAGAAGGTTATTAAATAGGTGGTGGCAAGTCTCGGCCCGCTTATCGCAGCCGATGGTGGCGGTGAAAGTATCACCGTCTTCAATGTCATAGGGCGTCGGGTCGCGCAGAAGCACATGCACATCCGCACCGCTGCCAATATGCATCTTGATTTTGAAGATAAGACCGGTATTGTCCCCGCTGGTGAAGGTCAAGGTGCCGCCCGAAAACAGCCCTTCGCTATCGTTGCCGGCAACAGTTACCAGTGCCAGCGGGTAAAGATGGAGCGAGCCGTCCGAGCTGCCAATTTCGCCGGTCGCTTTATAGCGATCGCCATCGAGATCAAGGGTGCAGCGATGATCGCCAAACTCGGCATCACAATTGGGATCGTAATGTCGGCCTTTGGCCTGATTGAGGTCATGGGCAATACCGCGCATTTCGGCCACAAAACCAAGCTCACCATATTTAACCCGCCCGACATCGGTAGTGCGCACCAGTACGCGCTCAGTCACATCCCGCCAGTTGACCAGATATTCCAGAATTTCGGAATTGTCCCACAAACCGGCCCTTAGATCACCTTCGCGAATTCTGGTGCTGTCGAGCTTTCCGGCAATTTCCTTGGTAGGAACCGCCATGCCGAGAGAGGCTTTTACCTCCGTGCCGGTGAACCCACTTTCCGGCTCAAAAATCACGCCATCGAATTCGAGCGGCAAATCATGATCGGTAAAGCCGAATACGGCGCCTGATTTCAGCGTCACTCTCCAGCAGGCCGAGAGCGTGGTGGTTCCACTCTCCAAATGAGCCTGAAGCGCAGGTGGCAAGGTTTTCATCGGCGCACCTCGATCAGCGGAATAGAAGTGATCGACCCGAGCATCTCGACCTTTTGGGTCACTGGCAGATAATCAACATCAAAGCGCACCGGCACATCAAACTGGAAGCCAGCGGTGATCACTTCTGATGCCAGAGGGGCGATGTCAAAGGTCACAATGCCGGTGGAATCATCCACGCTCCAGCCACTGGGCTGCGGAGTGCCGTCAATCGCGATGGACACCGAGCCATACACCGGTTTTTTAACCTCGCGGGTGTAGGTAACGGGCCCGGAGGTATATGTTTTTGTCAACTGGAAGGCGGTAGTCACACCGTCACCCGTGCCGATCTGCTGGTCAGTGGCGTCAGGCACTCCTGAAGGTAGGCAACTTTTATAGTCGGCCCAGTCCTTCCATCGAAAGCCGTATAGCCTGCCATTGCGCGCTTCAAAAAAGGCGGTCACGGCAGCCAGATCATCAATCCGGCGAATACCGTATGCGGCATTATATTTTCGCCGAGAGTGTGCCCACATGGCATTGCGCTCCTCATCGCCGGACGCCATTTCAACCACGCGGGTTTTGCGCATAGGTCCACCAATAGCATTTCGGCTGATATCATCGGGAAAGCGCACTTCGTGAAACGCCATTATAACCCCCTCTGCCCGAATGAAACCGCCTGCGCGATATCGGCCGCGATCTGGGTTTGCGACCCACGAAAACTTTCGGCGTCCCTGGCGTAGATATTGACTGTTACCGCGCCGCCCTGACCTCCGCCCGCTGCGACCTCGGCACGGCTCTGCACACGTTCGCCCTTTTGAAGAATGGCCGGAACTTCGTCAGGCCGCAGCCCGACAAACCCACCGTCATGCATGCGTGGCGCACCGGCAAAGGCCGCAGATGGCATCATGCGTGACGGGGCAAAGCCGCCAACCATGCCGCCGGAATGGAGAACACTTGCCGAAGCGCCACCGCCGCCACCACCGAACAGCCCGCTAAACAGCCCGCCACCGCTTCCACCACCATCAAATAGCCCGTCGAGCGCTTCGGCAAGCGGGCCGAGAATGGATTTTTTGATGGCGATGCGGGTGAGGTCGGCAATGATGGAGTTGGCAAGAGATTTGAAATCGAATTTGCCGGTTTCCACGAAGTTGGCGATGGCATTTTCGGCGCTGGAAAAGGCCCCGGACACCGCCGCGCCGACATCTTGCCCGACATTGCGCGCGTTTTCCGCGTAGGTTGCCAAGGCATCGCCCGCCGCTTGCCATGCTGTCTGCGTGGTTTCAGCGGCCTCGACGGCCGCATCAGCAGCCCCGCCGGTCACAGAAGGCACGTCTTCCATGGTTTCATTCAGTTTTTCCACGGTCCTGACCACGGCTTCAAAAGTCTCGCCAGCACTGGCGGCAGCGGTTGATTCCTCAAATATCGCGCCGGTCACCTCGCGCGCGGTGCGGTTGGCTGCAGCCCGCGCTTCCTCCAGGCGCTGTGTTGCTGCTGCCAAAGCATTTTGTGCTGCCGGAATATCCCCTTCCAGCTGGCCTATTTCGTCATCGCCAAACATATCCGCGCCCGCCCATGCGCCTTGGAGGCCATCCCTCTGGGCGGTGCGCGCGGCAATCGCCGCCTCAAGGTTGGCCAATTGCCCTTCGGCGGCCTCCCGCGCAGCGCGCGCTAGTTCGACATAGTCATTGGCCAGCACAATCGCGTTTTTGCCAGCAGTTGGTGCGGCGGTTTCATGAAACGTGCCGAGAGCGGCATTCAACGCTGTCTGCGCAGAATCTACCGCCTCCAGTGTTGATGGCAACTTGGCGGCATTGGTATTAAGGCTATCATAGCCACCGATTGCCAGATCTATGAGCCCCACCATTGCTCGAAATGGCAACAGCAGCAATTTCGACATTTCCCACAGAAACGAGATCGCTTTGCCCGCTTTGTCAACATAGGGAACTAGTGCCGCCATTTTATTGGCCATTGCCTCAAGCGCCGGGGCCAGAAGCACCGCAACCTTATTGCCGATTGTCTCGGCGATGAGTGCCATGCGCGACAGGGCATCATTCGTGCGCTGGATCTGTTCGGCATCAGCCTCGGATACCGCCAACTCGAAATCGTGCACATCTTTGGTGGCCTGCCGGAGCGTGGAGCTATCGATCCGTGAAAAAATCAAGCCAGCCCGATCGCCAAACAATTGCGAGGCAACAGCAGCGCGCTCGGCAGCGGGTACAAAACGTTCGATTGATTCTTGAATGAGCGCGACTTTTTGATCTACCGTGAGGCCCTCAAGGTCCGCTGCCGTGATCCGGAGCCGCTCTAGCGCATCCACTGCGGGGCCTGTGCCGCCAGCTGCCTGCGACAGCCGCTTGGTTAGCTGAATGGTGGCCTGTTCAACCTCTCCCATCGAAACGCCTGCGAGTTCGCCAGCGCGCGCCAGCACCTGAATGCTTTCTGTGGTGGTTTCAAGGGAAGCCGCGAGTTTGGCCTGTTCATCAATCGTGCGCATGCTGGAGCGCACCATTGCCACGCTGGCCGCCACGGCTGCCACGGCCATCAGCCGCCCCGCGATCTGTGCGCGGCTGACAAAGCGTGCCATGCGGGCATTGGCAATTTCAGCGGCGGTCGAGATTTTGTCAAACCCGCGCTTCCCGGAAGCACCTATGCCCTCAAGTTCGGCCTTAACCTTTTTGCCGCCCTCCATACCAAGGCGAACAGAGATTTTCTTTTTTACCATTATTCATTCGCCTTGATCATTTGTTTCTCTGACCATCACCGCCTCGATTTCCGGCAGGAAAATCGCGGTGGCAGTCGGGCATATTTGAAGGGCATTGGACAAAGCCAGCACCGCCGCCATATCCCAGCCGATAATTTTGCCACCAGGTGAGATGCGCAGCTGCCCGCCCAGGCGGCCAACCAACCCCCACACCTGCTGGCCCTCATAGGTTTGCGGGGCGTTCAGGTTTCGGGGGCACTCGGGGCAAGTTGCTCCGCAGGCGCTGCAATACTCTCCGCCCCCGCCGAATTCCCATTCAGCAAGGGCGATGAGCCGTTTTTTTCAAGTTCCTGCTCTGCCATTGGCCCCATGAACTTCACCATAAAGTCGCCAAGTATTTCGACATCGTTCATCAGGGTGCTGAGGGCCTCAGGCGAGAAATCCAACTCTTCTCCCACTTCATCCCCAACGCCGTCCCAATCCACGATAGCCATATCGGCCAGCACCTTGCCCAGCACCATATTATGAAAATCGTCAGGCGTTCCTTCAGGCAATGAAACCAACCGTGAATCACTGTTGGCAGAGAGCAGCAAAAAGCTTGAATACGGCGCCACCAACAGGCGCACACCGCAATCAAGCGCCATCCAGTCTGGTTTTGTTTTGATGTTTAGTCTTTTCATCAGTAGCTCGCGATGCTGTTTTTGAGGACGGCCGTGCACATCTGGCCAGCGGTCGAGTTGAGGGATGCCTGCCAGTCAAAGCTCACCTGCACACCCTTTGGCCCCGAGATTTCCGCTTTGGGAATCGGCAGGTAAACCTCGTGTGCGGTGATGGTGAGGCTCACATTGGCCGAGATGGTATAGGAAAATTCCAGCGCCAGTGCTGTGCCGTTCAGCGCGTCATCCATCAGCACATTATCGGCAAAGCGCACATCAATCTTGCCCATCATTTCGGCATTCGTGGGGTCAGCCCCGTCGATCTTGCCGTCATTGCGAATAACCTCAATCGGATCGAGATTGTTCTTGTAGGTCACATCTGCTGAAACAATGCTGCCAAGCGCCACGCCGTTCCTTTTGATCGCGCCATTGAAATGGCCAAAACGCTGAAGTGCCCAACTGGTCGGCGTGCCCGCTGCCGTGGCCAGTGCCACGTTTTCACCTTGTGACACCAGCTTTGCGGTTGCCGTTAGTAGGCCCGAGCGCTGCATGGAGAAGGAGAGTTCATCGAGTACGCATCCGGTATACATCGCAAAGCGCGGCACTTCGGGCATTGCCACTTCAATCGCCATGCTCGGCAATGTGTAACTGCCCGATTTATATGTATGCGTTTTGGGCGTGGTGCCGGTGGTGGTGGGCGCACCAAAAGCCGCCTTCAGCCAAAAGCCCAAAGACTCGGCATCCATCGGGATCACAACATCCCCGTCTACGGTTGTTACATCCTTTACGGGTGCCAGCGGATCGCGGCCATATCCAAGCAACTCCGAACTAAGCAGAGGTTGCGCTGCGCCGAGCGAGGTGCTGGCAAAGGGCATTTTTGAAAAGCCGCTTGCGGGGGCTGTTCCATAGGTCGATTCAAACACAGCCGCGAGTTGCGACCGCGCGCCTTGAGCACGTGCCATAGTGTTTTCCTTTGTTAGGTGGAGGTCATTCCACGGGGGTCATCCCAGCGGGTCGGCCGTGGTGAAAGTCAAAATCACGGGAACGATGGCGGCCTTCAGTGCCTCCGCCCCTTCAACCGGCAGATCGACCGGCTGCGGGGCTTCAGACTCGACCCAGTCACATAGCCCGCCAAGGGTGCGGGCGGTTGTGATTGCTGTGGCCAATTCCGCCAGCAGTCCATCAAACGCGGCGTCGCGGGCGGCGGGTGTTTTGCCCTGCACGATCACTTCTACCTCGGCGCGATGCTCAAAGTGGTATTGCAACGGTGACAGCGTTACCTCCGGCGTGCCGGGGTCACCGTCGCGCAGGATCAGCAGCCCGCCGGTCGGGATGCGCTCGGGCAAGATTGCACCACGCAGAACGGTTGCACTGGGCACGCTTTGCAGCGCCGCAAGCAGGGCCTGCAGGATGGTTTCTCGGGGTGTGGGCATGAAAAGTCCGGGCTCAAGTTCTCCTAAGAGAACTATTCAGTAACGTCGGTGTGCTCGCAAAATTACGCCGACAGGTCTTGCGTTAGTGGGATCCATTCCCACCAAGACACGAATTTTTGGCTTTTTCAGAAGTTCTGTTGCTGTAAGAAAAGGCTGGTTTGAGGGCAGTGTTTCACAGTATTTCGCCACTCCAAGACAGTCTATTACGTTTTCGACAGTATGATCACTTAGGTCTATCAAGCCATCATCATCGAAAGCTTTTACAGAAATATATTGGGCAAGATTTTGCATGGTGATGGCTCCCACAAAATCATCTCCCTCCATACAAACAAAAGCCGTATTGGTTTGAGCTTCTTCTCGCGCAAGCTCAAGAAGTGATGTGCTCGACGAAACAACCTGAAACTTCGGATCCAATCGGCTTTCCAATGTAAAGGCTGTGCTTCCTGCAAGCGTTGGTCTTGAGCGGATTACCAGATTGATTGTCGAATGATGTTTCATCCAGTCAGCTGTTATGCTGCACCTCAGTTTCGTCAGATCTATTATTCTTGAATGATGCTCCGGAACGTTGACATCAAGAATTGGTTCATGGTGTGCCACTCTATTACGCAGTCGGTTTATTTTTTTCACCAAGGTTTGGATTTCTTGACGACCTTCGCCTCGGGCTAAACTAGGGAATGCAATATTGGCCTTGGTTCGCCAAAAATCAGAATACTCGACACGAAACAGGTTTGACCAAAAATCGAAGGTCAACTCCGCAATAACTCTCCCGCGATCCATTCCTCGAACTCGATTTATCGCTTTTTCTAACGACCTTAAGCTCTCCGCTGTCAACACATTGTCACGAAAATCACAATTTTGGTGCCAATTATCTCCAAACTTCTCCACCAACACTTGGTCTACGGCATTTCGGAGCGTTATTTCAGCCACACTTAACGGGAACAGAAATGACTTTGCGAGACGGGAATTATAAAGATATAGTGCGATTGCATATGACTCATTTCCCCCGGCTTTGCCGAGATAGGTCGCAAATCTCGGTTGAGACAATGACGTCTTGATTGCCTCAATCGTTGGGCCATCGTACGGGAATGGGACTTGACTCTCGGCCATCTTTCAGGTACCTAACACTCCATAGCAGTCGAATTGGCCCCACTGGCTTGCTACGCGCCATCGACACCGAAATAATGCACCAGGTCAGGAAGTTCCTCACCTGGTGTTATTTTATCCAGCTTTCCCTTTTTTATCAATGCAATACTCCAACCCACACGGTAAAAGTGGCAATCGTTGTTTTTGTTATCAGCCTGTTCATCCCCCCACCCACTTTTCCACAATCAACCCCGGCACGGACCTCGCCACCTTTTCCGCATCCCGTGCCAGATCGAGCCGTTTGCGCAATTTGACCTGCGGCACCAGCAGAAAGATCGGGGCAGTGACTTGCCCGCGACCAGTCTTGGACCGTGAGGCCACCGCCGTGCCGCGCGTGTTGATCCGCGCCTTTTCGGCCACCAGCAGGCTTGGGCCGTTACGTCGGTAGATAAACCGCAACCGCATGCCGCGACGGCGTTCCCATTCGCCGGGTGTCAGGCGCGCACCACCTCGGCCCTTGCCAGCCGCCTCGGTCGGGATGGCCAGATAGAAGCCGTTCTTCGAGCGGATCAGCATGCCACGATCATGGGCATGGATAATCTTCGGGGCCTTTGACCAGATGAAGGCGGCGGCATCCAGGCTTTCACCCCGTTCTGGATATGTCTTGTTGCGGATGCTGCGGGCCAGCCGTTGCCCGAGACCGGCGCCGATAATTTGACCGCGCCAGTCGGCCTTGAGATCGCTGCCCGCCTGGCGCATAGCGTCCGTGACCGCGCGTTCGCCTGCCAGAGCTTCCGCCTGCATCATCGCGGCGATGTCTGGGTTGATGTCGAGTTTCAACCTCATGCCGGATGCACATCGATGGTCCAGATCAGACGTTCCGCATCACGGGTTGGCTCACCTTGGATCAGGAACGCCTCACCGCCGATTTCCAGACGGTCGCCGGGTCGAGGCGTTGCAACTTCGCTCAACCGCAGATCGAACCGCTGGGTTTCCGACCAGAGTTTTGCCTCGCCAAAGCCGGTGATGCTGTCAGCGCGGCGCGCCACCACACGGACGAGAACGGGATTCCCAGTCTCGGCCGTGTAGATAGCGTCCGAGGCGATGTTGTCGTCCGTGAACAGTGCATCCATGCCGATGGCAAAGGCGTTCATCTCAGAGTTTCCAGTTCACATTAAATCAGACAATCGTTTTGCCCGCCGAGGCAGCCTTTGTTTACATGGGCGTTCGGCGGGCAAAACGGTTCCACTTGAACGGGAAGCGCGTTAGGTCCGCCGTCCCGAGCGCAGAACCTGCGGGCGGGTACAGATCGGCAGCGGGTTGCTTTCAATCTCGAGGCGCACCCATTCATCGCGGTCCCGGTCAGGAATGGAACGCGCATATAACGGCAGACCTAGGGTGTTGACCGTCTCAAACGTATCCGCCGGGGCGTAGTAGATTTCAAACAGACCCTCGACGCCCTCGGGATAGAAGAAGGCTTTGTCGACGGGCACACCGAAGGCGGCGTTGCCCCGATAGCGGCGGAAGTTGATGCCGCCAAAGCTGACCTCATCCGATACCCGGCTCCGCAGATCGGCAGCAGCAGCGGTATTGAGATAGGTTTCGCGCACTTCCTTGTGGGCCACCAGATCGGCAAAGAAAGCCGATCCGCATTCGGCGCGCAATTGGACAGCCCCAGTGGACAGCCCACCAAGCGTATCCTCGACACTCTCAATCAGCGCCTGACAGCGTTTGCGCAGCACGCCTGAACCGGGGCTGGTAGCGGCAAGGTCGAAGTTGACCTCGGTTGCCGGGGTGATGGCGAACTCGGTGAAGTAATTGATCACCGTGGCCCCGTCCTTTGGGTCCAGCACCTTGCCCTGAATGCCGTTCAGAAGGTGATACTCGAACGTGGCCTCGGCGTCCGTGCGCAACCGGCGCAGGCGGCGGGCGACCTCGGCCTGAATTTGCTGCGTCTCGCTGTCGGTGCCGAACGCGCGAATGCCCTGAATTTCCGATGCCCAGAGCACGTCCTGCTTCTTGAACTGGCGGCATACAAACGCCCGCACGTCGCGTCGCTCCGGCACTTGTTGGTCATAGGCCGAGCCGCGTTCGGAAAACGGGATCAGCGACAGGGTGCCGTCGCGGGACTCAATCACGACGGTACGCGCACGAACTCCGCGATCGGAGAACAGGCCGGAGCCCGAGAGGGTCGCGGGCTTGAACGGGATGTTCTCCAGCGCGCGGGTGAGTTCGATCACCGAAAATGCATCGGTCTCGAAGATATCCATGGTGGCCATGAATGTGTTCCTTTCTTAGCGGGTGAGAATGCCGACGGCGGCGAGTGCAACATGGGCGGCTGTGATTTCGGGACCTGTGGGCGTGCCGGCGAACACCAGATCGTTGTTGTTCACGATGGCTGGGCCGCGCAGCAGCACAACCGCATCAACATCGGCCGCGGTGGCATCCGCATTGCCCCAGAGCACGGCAACGACGGTCTCGGTGCCATCGACGGCGGCGGGATCATGAGCGGCGTATTTGCCCGATGCGGTGATCTTGCCCAGCACGGTGCCGGGTTCCAGAACCGGATTGGCGCCGCCGGTGGCGATGGTGACGACCTCGCGGCAATAATCGCGCGCGGCCTCCCAAACAATAAAGCCGCCTGTGTGGCGGGTTTCGGTCAAAGTGGTCATGATATCTTATCCTTTGCGTTTGAAGGTGCGGGCGATCACGTCACCCCAGGGTTTCGCCTGAGGCGCGGGCCCCGGTTGCGGGTGGGTAGAGGAGATGTCGGGATCATCGGCCGCTCGGGCGTCGATCAGAGCCTTGCGGATGTCCTCGAGGCTGGACTCGGAGTTGAGAAAGCCCGCCGCCATCTGCGGCTGACCGGCAAGGCGGCAAAGATCGACGACAGTTTTGGCATAGGTCATGGCCTCGATGCGGATGGCAGCAGGATCAGGGTCGGGGTTTGGCTTGGCCGCTGGTTCAGGATTTGGTTCGGGTTCAGTGATCACCACTACTGGCTCATCGGCAGCCTTCACCGCCTCCACAATTTCCGGCGGCGTGTTCTGGAACTGGCTCACCTCAAAGCTGGCAGCGATTTTGACCGGCTCGGACATCGTGTCGGCAAAGCCCATCTCCAGCGCCTCGGCCGCATCCAGCCACGTTTCCTTGGCCATCAGCTTCGCGATGTCTTTTTCCGCCTTTCCGGATTTTGCCGCATAGCCGCGCAGCAGACTGCCGCCGATCTTGTCGAGTGCCTCGGCCATGGACCGCATGTCGGCGGCCGTGCCCATCACCATGCCCGAGGGTTCATGGATCATCAGAAAAGCATTTTCCGGCATGATGATTTCGTCACCCGCCATGGCAATGTAGGAGGCGGCCGACGCTGCAATGCCATCGATGGAAACGGTGACCGTGCCCGCGTGGCGTTGCAGGGCATTGTAGATCGCCACTGCATCGAACACCGAGCCGCCCGGGCTGTTGAGCCGCAGGGTCAGCGGGGCCTTGTCTGGCAGCTTGCCTAGGTCGGCGAGAAACGCCTTGGCCGAGACGCCATAGGCACCGATTTCGTCATAGATCGAGATTTCCGCACCCTCGTTCAGGGCGCAGATCGAATACCAGTTTTTCATGGTGGTTCCTTTTTCTGTTAAGGCTGTTCTTCGGTGTCCGCCGGTTTCACGGGCGTTGCCCGCGCGCCCTGGGTCTCGCCGGGGCTGGTGCTGTAATTCAGGCCCAGAGCAGCGGCGCGCTCGGCATCCGCCGCATTCTCGCGGTCGATTTCCTCGATGTCGTAACCGGTGGCCTCGACCGCTTTCCTGCGCGACACCAGCCCAGCATTGATACCCAGCAATTGCGCCTGAATGTCTTTGAGCGGATCGACCCAATCCCAGCGTGGCGGGATCCAGTGGACCGGTTTTGCCCTGGCCATGTCCGGCAGATCGAGTGCGCCCGACAGCGCCACCGCCTCCAGCCAGCGTTGCCAGATAGGTCGACAGAACTGATGCGCCATGACGCCATGCTGCAACTGGCCGATGCGGCGGCGAAACTCGACCAGTTCAGCCCGAAGGCTGGAGTAATTGGCCTGGCGCACAT